AATGAATAATCAACTACTCTTGTGACTTGACTTCCGTTTGTTGGTATGTATGAAGTTGGGTATGAGCCTAATTCTAATTGTGCTCCGTAAATGTAGATACCACTTGTTCCATCCCCTGTGTAATCTATTGAATTATCTGCATCTCCTAAAAAAATAAAAATCTTTTCAACTGTTGCGGCTGATGTATAACTCATAGTTAAGCGATAAAATCCGTCAGCTAATGGTTTTATTGTTCCTGTTGCACCTCCAGTAGCCGTTCCTGTTGCTACATTAGCTAAATCATAAAAAAGAGAATGTCCACTCCAACTTGTCATTTTTACCCAATTTCTTCCATTTGCTTTTACTATGCAACTCATAGAGTAAGGGGTTGCATTTGCTATGTCAATTTGACCTGATACAATATAATGAATACTTGTTGCTGTATCCTCAACCAACTTATAAGCATTGCTTAATCTTTCGGGTGAAGTGAAACCACTTGCAACACTTGCACCACTTTTAGTCCAATATGATTGACTAAAATCTTCTGAATAAGTAACTAAATTAGTTCTTGCAGGTTCTAACAATAAACTTGGACATCCACTAACAACTCCATCAATCATTGGATAGTTTAGTCTTGGTACGTTGCTACCTACTGTTTCTATTAGTCCGTCTTTATTTATTCTTGTTGCAGTAGTTGCTCTTGAGAAATTAAAATCTCCTACACCATCAGCAGGTAATACTGAATATACTTTACCTGCTCTATATGCAGTTGGTATTAATACTAAACTTGGTTTAATCATATCTTTAAATGTTTGCTATACTATGTAATTTTTTTGCGGCACAATATGTATTTTCAATTGTCCCACTCTCACTATTAACCCTTGTAACTAAATTAAATTGACCTTGTAGTAAATCACAAGAACCATTAACTGTTTGTGCTGTGTTTGGTGCATCTCCCCACCAAGTCTTGCAATATATCTCGTTTGCCATTTGTATCTACTACTTTATTATAATAATCACTTAATTTAACTATATTCTTTTCCTTTACCTTATATGTTCCCCTATCCTTTCTCATTATAAAACAAAACTTGAAAATCCATCTGGACTTTTATCTGGGTACATATCTCCATTTTGATTCTGATTGTATTCTGGAAATAACGTACTATTATTACAGATGTAATCAACAAATCTATTCGTATAAAACTCTGCTCTATCCGTTATCTTAGACATCATTCTATCTACATCTGAAAAATCAACATAATCTGCTTCTTCTCCTTTATGCTTAGATATACCCCCATTATCTATTTTAAACATGGCAAATGGTAAATATTCAGCTTGTGTAAACCAAATTAACATTGGCTTAATATAATCATCTCTTAGAGCCTTATAATTAGCGTTACCTATATCATCAATAGTTCCATCTAAAATTATAGTTTGTAGCTTGTCATATAGTCTACCACCTAAATAGTTTTGTATATGCATATCTTGCGCTACCTCTATAAAATGTATTAGCTTATCTGCATCAGTATTACCACTAATGATTGACTTAGCTTTTAAATCTTTTATTGTTATAAATAATGCCTTCATCTTAGTTTATGTTTAGTAGTTTTTTAATCTTAGATAAAACACTTGGGTAAGCACCATTATCAATCATATCAATCGGTCTAATAGGTGCTTCGTTAGGGTTATTAGGTTTTGCTAATCCATTCTCATAGGCACTATCAGCACTTACCCTACCACCTTTTTTCTTATAGACTTGCAACTCCCAATAGTGATGACAATTCTTACCACCTTTAAACTTTAATAAACTATAGTTTTGCTTATTGTGTCCTAACTCTTTGTTTACACCTCTAAAAGACATCATATTAATATCCTCTTTTCTAAACACCACTTTATTGCTTGTAAGTGATTCCATCTTCTTGCAAAAGTTTCTACTTCCATTAGATTTTCTAACAGGCATATAAGCATACCTTATCTTGTATGTTTCATTGTCCTCTTTTGACTTAGAATCAGAATACTTGATTTCAGCCATTTTAACGCTATCTTTTCCATCTTCGTATACCTCACTATGCACAAGTTCCCAATCATCGCTTAAAACCTCTCCTAAGCCTTCTAATTGGTCTATCATATCATCTCCCTCTTCATCTGAAAAGTCCTCTACTAAATCTGATGATAATTTCTCTCCTGTTTCTTCCTCTCGTCTAATCTTAGTTGCTATGTTGTCTAATTCAGTAAACTCTATAGGTTGAAGTGTTACGAAGTATAAATCCTGGTGGATATCGTTAAACAAAAGAATATCTTTTAGTCCTGCTAATATCTCGTCTTGAATAGGTCTAATAATAACATTATCCATAAGAACACTTGCTGTACGAAGTTCCTCTGCGTTGTTACCAAAACCTGTATTATCTTTAATACCTAATAAGATAGGAGATACAATTCCGTGTCCTAACATTATCTTCTCTCTTGCTTCATCAGATAAGAATTGGTATTGTGCGTGTGCATCTGGTAAATGAATAGGTTCTATATCAGCCTTAGTTTCAACACTATCATTAAATGCTATAATTGCTCTACCACTATTTGAACTACCACTAAACTTTTCATTAATCTTATTCTCAATTAAAGATTGTGTTTCCTCGTTAGGTACTCCATTGTTAAAGTTGATAAATAATGATGGCTGTAATCCATTTTGTATGTTAGAGATATGGTAGTTTGAAACCTCACACTCTAATTCAGCATATTGTAAACACCCATGATAATCAGCAGGTGCGTAGTAATAAAATCCACTTCTATAAGGTTTAAAGATGTAAAGTTCTGTTAATTGACTTTTACTACCATTCCCAAAAGTAGGGATAACCTTAGTTTTATCATTATGTTTTTTATCTTTCCATTTAGGATGATAATGATATGACTTAATAACACCATTAGTGGCTTTAGATGCTCTAAGTGTTTCCATAGGGAAGTGAGATACTTTAAGTATTTTAGTTTTATCACTATTATAGTTTAATTGTAAAGCACCCTCTCCTAACAGCTTGTAATCATTAACAAGTTTCTTTACCTCTCTTGGTCTAAGTAACTTCTTCATTCTTACATAATCTTCTGGAAATAAATCTGAATTAGTAGATTCTAATCCTCTACCATAGACCATATCTATAATACCATTAATACAACGTGCATTAGTAGGGCTATCTAAATACCTATCAATTAACTTATCAAAGTAATCATTATTCTCCCCAAAAGAAACATACTCTTTATTGTATTCCTCTTTAATCATAGGTGTTTGGTATGAAGATAAATTAATTACCCTAATACTATTCTTATATTCTTTTACTTTATCACTCATCTAAATAATGTATGTGTTATCGTCTGTTTCATCGTATGGTGTATAGTTCGGTATAGACACTTCATGTTTAATTGTGTAATCGTTTTGAGCAGTTACATAAACCTTATCCCTGTACCATAAAGAACCATAATAAACTATTTCTAAATAATATGTTTCATTTTCTGATAGAATAGAACTTTGTATAGTCATATCAACATAATAACCATTTAATGTTATAAGTGTTGGATATATTGTTTCAGTTTTTTTATCCCCATCTCTTGTTATTGTAATTACTGCATTATTGTAATCACCATAAGGAGCTACTCTGGGCATTATACTAATTGTCTGCTCTGTTGTTACAGGTAATAATACTATCATAATAAGATAACTAAAAAAAATATTTTTGTTTTATTTAAAGAAAAACCCCACCAAAAGGCAGGGTTAATCAGAGAAAAAAATTAAAGAAATATTATACTCCTTCTGTAACAGTAAATCCTGCTGCTGTCAATGTACCCTCAATGAAGTTAGCAGGAACTTTTTCCATACCTGTAAAGGTTAATGTGTAACCACTTGTATCACTCATAGCACCACCTGTAACAACAGTACCACCTGTAACATCCATACCATATTCAAGTCCAGATAAAAGGAAGTTCCCATTATTATCCTCGATTACGATGTGAGGTCTACCATAAGATAACAACTTAATTGTTTTATGGTCTTCCTTTGTTAATTTTTTTAATTGTAATTCTAATACCTGCTCAAAAGCAGTTGTTCCATTCTCTCTACTTGATTGAATGTTCTCTGTATAAGTAGACGCACCACGTACATCAAACTTATAAGCAGCAATCGCTGTTCCTACAGAAGTAATCATATCTGTATCTGTTACGTCATACGTTACATCTGCTATTGGCATATCTCCGTAGTTTACAAAATAAACTGCGTTAATACCACCAACACTATCTTTACAAGGTTCTAATCTACCTAATGCAATATCACAAGCCATATCTTTTTATTTGTTTTATAGTAAAAAAGGGTAGGTAGTTATCCCACCTACCCTTTTTACATTAATTATTATTTATTCTTAGTTAGCAGCGTTGGTGATTCCGTAAGTTACGATATCTTCAACAACTCCATATTGAACACCTGCTGTGTATCTCATAATTACTCTAAGGTTCTTAGAACCATCTAAGTCAGCCATATCTAAGATACGAACCTCGTTGTGGTCAGATAACAATCCTGTACCAAACCATAAGTTAGATTTTTCAGCAGCAATCATTGTGTTATCAGATAATCCATTAGCCATGAAGATTTTTACACCATCAACCCATTGGATATTGATATCTTGATTGTTTCCTTGCGCCATATAACCATTAGCTCCTAATCCAGATGCTGCAAATCCACCTAATGCTCTTTTGTACGCTCTAAAGATGTTTTGAGATACATAGATGTATAGGTCATCGCTTCCGTATAATGCAGAAGGAATAGCATCAACTACCTTTCCTAATTCATCCACTACGTTTGCAGCAGTTACAGTTGTTCCTGCAACCTCTTGTGCAGCAGGTAAGTTAGCATCAGCAGTTAATAACGCTTCAAATCCATCAAAATCTCCATTACCATCAGTACCTTGCCAAATTGAAGTTTCAGTTGCAGCAGCAACTTTAGCAGCTACATATTGGATAATGTAGTCTTGGATATTTTTAGGCATATTGTCAAATGCAGAGTAACCCATTTTTACTCCATCCCAATCATTTACCCAATCTAATTTACATAATTCTAAGTTTACTTGTAACTCTTTCGGAGTAAGTAATCTTTCAGTAGATGTAATTGTAGAAGTATCTGTAAAATCACAGGTTGCATTTTTTACGATTCCATCAGTTTCTAATCTTCTAACAACTTCTTGATACTTAACATTTGGTCTGAAAGTCAAACCACCGTTAGCTAAAGTGTTACCAGATAATAACGCAGCAGAGATAATCTTTCCTTTGTTTTCCCCTGCGTATGTAGTTGTTATGCTTGTTGTAGTAGCCATTTTATTATTTATTTTTATTTATTAATTATTTATCATTCTATTAACACGCTCTGCAATAGTCATTGGTCTATTTGCGAAAGCTAAATTTGTAGGTTGTTTCTCTACATTCTCTGGAGAGTGAACTACCTCATCAATTACTTCTTCTGTCAATTCTTGCTTAGAAAGTTCTTGTGGAACTTCTTTTTGCTCCTTAGTAGTGTTATCTTCTATTAATGCTTTAATCATTGATAGTAACTCATTCTTTACTGCTGATAACTCATCTGATGTAGCATAAACAGTAGTAACCTCTTTTTCTTCCACTTCCTTAACTTCTTTAACAGGCTCATCAGCTAATTCAACATTAGTTTCTTCAACTTGCTCTACCACTTCTTCGGTAGCACTTGATTCAACAACTTCTGACTCTTTAACTTCAATGTCTGCAACATCTGTCTTAGATAAGTGTAAAAGATTCTTAATCTTCTCTACGATTTCTGTATTTTTCATAATTTACATTTATATTAATATAACCACGCACATTTTTTGTGTCGCATTTTAACTACTTGATTTTCCACCTATAAAGCCAATTCCTTGACTCCAATAGTGTGGTTGTTTACATTTACTCTTTTTACACTTTGTTCTTGTGTATGTATTAAGACATTTACAGTATTCTGCTTGTTTAGCCATTAATGATTGTTTTGTATTTTACTTATAAAAAAAATAATATCCCAAATAAAAGCATTACCTCCAGTAGAAATGATATTCCATTGTGAACCATTATTTACAAATTCATAATCTGCATAATATTGAAATACCATATGAAACTCGTGTTCTATATCATTACCCTTAGGTATTGAAATATCAGAACCTAACCTTTCGTATGGTGTTCCATTCCCACCCTCTAATTGTAACCTAATAAACGTTTGGTTTGCGTTAGAACTTGAATACTTAAATACAACTGTAGCTATATATAATTCATTTTCTTTATCTGCTAAAACCTTATTAGTTGTTCCGTTATAATAATTTATATCTTCAGAACTTCTTACTACGTTTCCTGCATTGTTACTTAGAACAGAACTAACACCATTTAACAACTCTAATTTATTAGAAGATGTCCATTGAGTATCATCATACCTACCCCAACCTTTTGAGGTACTTCCATCACCATCCTTTACCCAAACATTATTAACAATTTTATAGAAAGATTCTTGGTCAGTATCATAAACAACTATTCCGTTTCTTACCTCAGATAATAATCTTTCAGCAGTAGTCATTCTATCAGAATATACCTCGTATCTTGTATGTTTAGTCATTTATATCGGTACTACTTAAGTT